CCGACATGGACAACGACGGAACCAACCACATCTGGTACATACACACTCGAATTTACGAATGGTAATTTGAATGCTATGAAGATTAATAACGATGGCAACGTCGGGATTGGGACGACGAATCCCCAAGACACTTTACACATCTACGGCGCGCCAATTATCCAACACGATACAAGACGTAATATAAATACTGCTGCATGGTACAAAATAGGTACTTGGGATGCCGCGGACTCCGATGGCGCACGTCTCAAGATAAGTTTATTGGGTGGGAATGGATATGGTACTAGTACTAGAGATCGTGGTGGCGAAACAATCATATATGCGAGTATCAACAACGATTTCGATGCCATCGTGGCAAACATTGAAGGACTCGTTGAGACGCATGGAAAACCAGTCACAACTTCGGTCAAGTTTAAACAGGTTGGCACGGACCGTACAAAATATGAAATTCATGCGTACATCGCATCATACACACAACACAGTATGTCTGTAGAATGTAGCCAGACGACGACATTCACGAAAGAGTGGGTAGCATCGAGTGACCCCGGGAACGAAAGTGCTACGGTGTCCCACGCTATATTTTCGACCGTTGTTGACAATTCGGGCAGCGTCGGCATTGGGACGACGGAGCCACAAGCAAAAGTCGATATAAGATCTACACTTATCGCAGGTACTTACGGTGTTTCTGGTTTTTATAATCAATATACGTCTTCGCATTTTCGTAATGTAAATAATACACAAACGCTTTTTGAAAAGGTAGGTTACATGACGTCTGGGATAGGTGCAGATTCTGGTGGACTGTTGCTAGGAACTCAGGGTAGTAGCATAAATTTCAGAGTTGCTGGCGCATATAGTTCTGATATGTCTGCTGGTGGTCTCGCAATGAGGCTTTACAATGGCGGTGATATACTCCAAATTTATAAGGACCGGAACGGGACAAACCCCTATTTTTATTATAATGATTCTGGTAACTATGGGACGTATTCCGATCGACGTGGTAAAACAAATATAGAACCATTAGATACTTCGGAATCGATACAGTTCATAAAAAATCTTAAACCTGTGTCGTATAATTATTATTCAGATCAGGCTGGGGAACCTCCACAAGCCGGTTTCATTGCTCAGGATGTTCTGTCTGCATCAACAAACATATCTCAGTCTCAAGCAGTTGTTTCTAATTGGCAAACGTATGACGAGAATGATCCGAATTGTGAAACACTCGGTCTTAGTATTCAGAACATGATACCAATGATTACACATGCTATACAAAATATACTTGAGCGCCTAGAAATACTTGAACAAAAAATCGGTTAGAAAAATATAGATATAATAATATAATGGGACTTTCAGTTGATTCACTCTACGTTGATAATTTCAATATGAGTTTAAGCAATGTATACGTCGCCGTGGCTCAAAGAGATATAATAATAAAAACGTCTAAAATAAGTCCATACAAAGGTACATGGATAAATTATTCTTACGGCGTTTGGCCTTCAGAAGAAATGCGGCGTACCCAGATTTTTCCTGTCACGACGGTGGATGACAAAGTTGAGTACGACCCCGGGGTTGCTTTGTACGATCAAATATACACGCACATAAAGACAAAATTAACTAACTACAAAAACGTTTTATAATATATACATGACTAAATCGTCCAGGGTTTTGGTCCCGGTACATTTTCGAACGAGGTGCGCGTATCATTACTCCCTGTGTTCAATTGACCGACGGACCCCGAAAACCCAGTTTGGCCCACATCACGCCTCAGTCATTTAATAATTCTCTCCCGATATATTAAATGTCTTTACAGTCACCTTCAGTTGGTGTTCTAGATATTAAGAATGCGACGCTCCGTGTCGGTAAGTTGGAGGTCGCAAGTGTCCAGGGCATCGATGCCTCTTTGAACACCTTCAAGGCCAACAGCATTTTGTTGTTCGATGATCAGCGACCAGACACGACTAAGGCTTTTACGACAACTGGGTCGGCCGTCTACAACACCAGTAACATCTCTTTGGCGTCCGGAGCCATCTATGCAGGTCTCGGCCTTCCTAACGCGTGGGCCGCCGAATTCGAAATGGCGGCTCCGGCCACTGGTCAGGCATCGAGTAGTGTGTCCTTTGAGTTTTACAGCACGGACATCAGTGGCGGTGGTGGCTATAAATTGAACTTCGATACAGACAGTGATCCTCAGAAAATTGAATTATCCTACGACGGGACGGCCATCACATCGACTAACACAACCATCGAACAGGTCGGCTACCGTAAGTATGTCGTCATCTATGAACGCGGAGCGATTTCCGTGAGTATCGATGGAACTCGTTACTTCTATCACAACGACATTGAACGAGAAGGTCCCTACGTGGTTGGTGCGGGTGGCTTCGTTCGTTTCGCGTGTGCAGGTACGGATCTGACTCGTGACCTTCGTAAATTTAAGATTTCCAACGATGGTCCGTGGAACTTTGCAGCCTCTTCATCGGACATCGCCTATTTGAACGGTTCGGTCGGTATCGGTACGAACAGTCCTTCGACAGCTCTCGATGTCGCCGGAACGATCACGGCGACGACTTTCAGTGGAAGTGGTTCGGATCTGACCAACATTCCGATCACCGGTGTGACAAACTTGAGTTCCAACGTGACTCGCATCGAAAAATTGGAGAGCAATCTCATTTCAAACGTGACTCGCATCGAAAACTTGGAGAGCAATCTCACTGCAAACTCCACGAGAATTACAGCCATCGAGTCTGGTATCAAAACATTTACGGGACAGAAGACCTTTCAGGACGATGTGATCATGGCCGGGAACTTGACAGTCTCTGGTACCACGACCGTCGTCGACACGACGAATCTTCAAGTTAAGGATCCCATCATTGAATTGGGCAAAGACAATGATGGCAGCCCGATAGTGGATCTTGGTCTCATTATGACTCGCCCGTCTGGCGAAGCCAATGTCGCGATGATTTATGATGAATCAGCGGACTCTTTGGAAATTGGTCATACAATGAACGGTGCACAGGATTCTACGATCACCATGGATACCGCGAACGCATTGGCAGTGAATATACATGGCTTCCTCGATGTCTCCTCGAACTTGGAAATTGGTACGGCCAATCTGTATGTGGATACGACGACGGGGAACGTCGGCATCGGGACGACGAACCCTGGATTTAGTTTGGACGTCCACGGAACAGCGAACGTTGGAGCCCTCACACTGACCTCGGTTTCTGGTAATGGATCTGGTCTCACGGCTTTGAATGCCGATAACATTTCTTCGGGGACACTCACGAGACCCGTTGATACAACCACTGTTACTATAGATGATTACTTGATCCACGATGGAGACGCAGACACAAAGATTGGCTTTCCGGCGACCGATACATTTACGGTGACGACGGCGAATAGTGAGCGTATGAGAGTGGACTCGAGTGGCAACGTCGGCATCGGGACGGATAGTCCAACTGGATTTGAGCTATACAATAAAGAAATGAATCAGACATTTAAAGATGATTTGACCAATATTCATAGAAATAATAAGTCCTACATAGATTCTAGAGATGATGCGGCACCTAGTACACTTACACAAAGGTATGCTGTGAGTGCAGCCAATAATTCCGGTGAGTCCGCAGAACTTTCGGAACTCGTTATAGGTGCAGCCGCAGACGAAAACGGCACAGTACCTGGTTCTTCGTTTATTTCATTTTCAGATAATAAAAAGTTATATTTGGGTTCTCACCCAGTGGAAGACTTTATGTCTGATTGGAACACAGTAAGCAACGAGGCATATCCGAGAATGGGAAGTAATACATTTGCACCCCACATGACATTGCTACCTTCTGGCAACGTCGGGATTGGGACAGATAGTCCATTAAATATTCTTCATTTGTCAAGTGATAATACCACACTAGATGCTTCCGATTCGGCAACATTCGACCAGTATTCACTCATTATACATAATACCCGAGGTACTAATTCAACAAACACAGAATTGGGTTTGTGTTTCAATCATTATGATAGTTTTTACCCAACTGGATCGAGAACTCCTGGTGCGGCGATAACACATGAGCGTACAGATGCGTGGTCAAAAGGTAAATTACACTTCAAAACCAAATCTGGAAATACCGAAGACGGTTCATGTGATACTCGTATGACCATTGATGAAGTCGGCAACGTCGGCATCGGGTTGACGAGTCCTGCTAAAAAACTTGACGTCGCTGGTCGTATTCGGGCAGACACGATGGAGATAGACAGCTACATCTATCACGTTGGTGATAGCGACACATACTTCGGTTTCAGTAATGACGACCATTTCAGAATTGTCGAGGGGGGTGATATCCGATTCCAGGTTGACTCGACTGGTTATATCGGCATTGGGTTGACGACTCCCTCTAGCCCATTACACGTCTCTGCGTCAACCACTTCTACACATACAATGAGAATAACCCACAATGATACGGATGCAACTTCGGGGACAAACGCTCTACTTATTGACGCAAATTATTCGGGTTCCGATACATTTACGAGTAACAAAACAAATGCAGGTTTATATATCGACCTAGATAGTTCTGCGACTGGTGGAGGAACAGTTGATGAACACCGCATCTACGGTATACTTACAGATGTTCGACACAGTGGTGATAGTGACCTTGTCGATGGAATTTATGGCTACGCGAGAAGTGACCACACGAGTGGGACGACAACATATTTGAGGGCAGGTGAGTTCGTTGCGGTAGCATCCGGTACGGGTACGAATACAAACATCTACGGTATCAGTTCAATCGCATTAAAAGATGGTGGTTCGACCGGTACCACCTCAGCTATGTACGGTGTACGCGGGGAAGTTGAAGTTGACGCGGGTACGTGTACGAACGCCTACGGGGTTCAATCGCACATAGATCGGGATGGTGGTACGCTCACAACAGGGTATCTATATCATGGGAGTTACTCGGGTACGGTGGGTACGAGATGGGGTATATACCTCTCTGGTGAGACTAAGAACTACTTTTCGGGCAACGTCGGCATTGGTGTGGTGAATCCTTCTCAAAAATTGGATGTGAATGGCGTGATAAAAAATCAAAATCCAAGTTGGAATCTGCATATGTTAGGTGGTAACCCCTATCCAGTCACTTCTGGCATTTTACAGTTCAATCATATTTTAGTCCCAGCGAGAAATTGTAATCCGAATACATCTGGAGGGCTGACCAGCAAAATCACAATAACTGTCGCAGGCAGATACTACATTGGTTTCGTGGCTTTTACCGAGGATAATGTCGTTTCGAACGCTGGTGTGGATCATTATGTACGCATAAATGGGGATGGTTATGTCCGCAATTATCATCGACAGCCAGTCTCAAACTACAGTGCTATGGGTGGTTTGGGTTGTGTGGCGGATTTAGAGGTCAATGACTATGTTGAAATATATTCACTGTATGACGTTCATTGGAATTTGAATAGTTCATTTTACGGTTTTATGATCGGTTAAAGATATTATCTCATTGTATCGTATAAGATGAGTTTTCTGAGTTGCCAAACCACATATGTAAAAAATGATGATGGGACATCAACATTTACCGCAACAATGGACACCGTCACAACGAAGTGTATGGAAAGTTTTTGTGCCGACCCAGAAGAGTGGATTAAAAATGCTATTATGTCTCGGTCACAAGTGGAAGGTGAACGCATTTATAAATCCGAAATGGAGCGTCACCTCGAAGCCGGTACGATGCCCACGAACCCAACAAAACAATCTCTCATTTTAGCGTATGAAATACCAGTTCGAGAGACTTCTAATACCCCCCTATAATAGAAATGTCTTTACAGTCACCTTCAGTTGGTGTTCTAGATATTAATAACGCGACGCTCCGTGTCGGTAAGTTGGACCCCTAAAACCCAGGTTGACCCACTCCACCGCCTTTACACACATTTAATAATTCTTTTCCGATATATTAAATGTCTATAGAACCACCAAACGGCATCTTAGATATCAGGAGGGCCACGTTGTGGGTTTCTAAACACCTTTCTCCTCCCGGACTCTTCGGTGAGTTTGAGGGGTACCAGGCTACATCCATCCCCTCAAACTGATATCACTCTCTTCGCACCATGGATACACTTCATCACCTACAAAATGTATGGCATCCATGCCAGTCTCGATACACTTTAAACACGTATCGATACTGTCATCAATGATAAGACCGAGAGCCAAGGACCGACAGATGTCAACCTTGGAAACTTCGTGAGGTGTGAAACTGTTTGTGAGAATTACGTCATCAAAGATGTCTGGAAAGTATCTCTCGATCCAGAGTTCAGTCGTTTCACGAACTATATCTTGTCGACCAGTCACGATGTACATCTTGTCAGCTCCACGTCTATATTCTGCCATGGCTCGCTGGGATCCTTCAATTGGCTTGAGGTACAAAAAGTCTTTGGACCTGTAAAATTCATGAAGCATTCGCTGAGATTCCTGTTCGGTCACACCAAAGATATCTCGGTACAGGTAAGGGTACTTGGATTTTCGAGGAAGCTCGCGTCGATGCCACCGAGCCATGGGTTTCAAAAGGGGAACCAAAACTTCATCCATGTCGACAGCCACTCTTTGCATTTTGTATTACTATCACTCGTAATCTCTAATTGCTACTCCTACAGGAAATCGTGGTACACCTTGAGCAGTCAAGTTTTGGTAGCGGACCGTCAACATTTTACCGATGTACTTTTGTCCATCCAAGAAAAGTTGCTTTCTGTACTCCAAGGTTCCTTCGGGTTTCGCACAGAATCCATCACAGACCCAGATAGCAGCTCCCTTTTCACGACCCGACCCTTCTTTGACATCTAAAATTTCATACTCTTCGGTCTGGAACTTTTTGTATTTCAAGAGATAGTTGCTTCGTTTTCCAATCTCATAGGTACTCACTGCATCTCGAATCATGATACCTTCGTGTCCTTGGTCGACAAATATGTCGTGCCAATTTTCAATCTCACTCTTCTTTTTGACTAACACTGTCTGGACTGTCACTTTCTTTTGTCGTTCAGCAAAGGGTAAGTCTGGTCTGTTCAAATCAAAATAGTCAAACACATGAAAGTCCAAAGCCTTTGGATCAACCTTGAACAAACTCGTAATCTCTTCAAAAGATTTATTTGGCAAGTAACACTCTCCATCAAGGTACTCACCATCTTTGAGATCTTTGCCAAGGTAGTCAACACCCTTGACCGGTTTTCCCGTTCTTGAAAAACATCCCTTATTTGAGACTAACAGACGGACACCATCCAATTTTGGTTGGACGTAGAATGGTTCAGAGATATACTTTTGACGATCTTCCCATTTATTGGCCAACATAGGAAGAATTTCCGTGCCTTTAATGTTTTCATTGTTCCACATGGTTTGAGCTCTCATCAGTGCTTTCTCGTAGCCAGTCTTTACAAGTGTCCTCGATTCTATGGCTTTCCCATCGACAATGCCAGTGACTTTGATAATCTCAGCTGTACCGTCACCCAGATCTCTAACACTAATGTCCGTAAACCTTTCCCGTCCGTTCTTGTCCTTCTTTATAAGTCGTTCCATTCTATGCATTATTAAAATGTAGGTTTTAAGTAGATGTCTGATCTTCCAGTAGTCAACTATGGTAGAATGGAACGACTTAGGTTGCCCGAAGACGAAAAAATAAATTTGAATACAATTTGTATCATATTTTTTGTGATTGTTGCTCTAGGTCTTTACAAACGCTATGTAGACGTCAGTCAAGCCCGTGAACGATCTTATATTTTAGGCATTTAGAAGCCGAAAGGTAAATATCTCTTTTCATCAACTTTTTGAATTTCTTTTCTGGGATGCTAGTCTTCTTCATGTAAATAAGTTTGATGGCCTGCATCAACTTTGTACAAGATCGCATTTCATCTTTGAGTTCTTCAAACTTTCCCCAGAATTCACCCGTCGTTAACTGATGAATCAGAAGGTGAGCGTTCGGGCCCATGCGACGTTCTGATCCACCCAACAAAACGAATGTGGCGGCACTACAACATGCACCATCTGCCACTGTGATGACCCTGACTCTTGACTTTTCCAAGACATTCATAGCGGCCACACCCGCGAAGAGATCGCCACCGTCACTCATGATGTGCACTTTAATCATGGGTTCAAAGCCGATCATATCGGCCGCACTTTTCAACAAGCTAATTTCAAGCTTTTTAAATTTTTCGATAAACTCAAGAATAGATTCTTGACTGATGTCTCCATAAAAGAAAACTTCGTTGCCAATGACCTTGACGAGTTCAGGTTCTTCAACTTCTTGCTTCGATTGCATTTTTGAGTCCCTTTTTTATATTTGTCACGTCTCTTTGTTTTAATTTAGTTGCGATGGCTAAGTGGTTCATCACATCAAAGTCTTGTGGAGTCAACCCGTACTCTAAAAGTTTTTCGTATCTACCAAATTCTGCATACCTTTTTAAGAGACAAAGTTCTTCAATGTTCAATTTGCCAGCACTTTTTGTTCGAATGTCACTGTACTTTTTGAGACGCATCTTATAATTTCCAAATTTAGTCCACGCACTTCCTGACCTAACTTTTTCCGGAACGAGTGGTTTACCCAACGCGGATTTTGGCGTTTGGATACCAAGATGTATAAAATATGGAAGAAGTTCCCAATATCCATCATATATGACTCCATCCATGACATCTGCCCATGATATTCCATCAATAGCTCTGACGACGTCAACACCTTTTGAGTCTATATAATTTTCATGCATGGCGTCCCATACATGTCCGTGTTCACCGATAGAACTGTACCAATTAAATGGGTTTGTATCACAAAGAATAGATGTGATGTATTCTTTGGATGTCATGAATGTATCCATCGAATCATAATTATTGAGATAGTGAAGATAACTTCGAATCGACCCATTGGATTTTTCAGCCGCTACATCGGACCCTTCACGGTTATCTATACTCAATAACTGTTCGGTCGTCAACGGTTTCAAAATAATTGTTTCAAAATTTGGTAAGAGATATACACTTGTTGATGTCATGAGGACTGATGCACCCGTCGGGCTTCCATGTTCAACGACGTGATCTACTATATTTTTGTAAGTTAGAGGTTCTGCATCATAATCTTCAATCAATAACACATTTCGCATTTCTTGAATGTAGGTCAAAGGTGTTTTCTTTTCGATACGAATTGGATCTTTGGCGACTTGTTCAACCAGATGTGTCTTACCAACACCCGAAGGTCCGCACACGATTACATTTCTATTTTCATCGATGCATCTCTTCAACTTTTCATAGGCTTCTACGTGAACCGTGTCAACCTTTTCATCCTTTTTTTGTTCGACAATTTTAATGAAGCGGTCCATGGATGATCTTACTAATCAGGCCATAGATTTGGTGCTTGAAAATGACGCACTACATAAACGTGTCGTAGAACCTTTAAAAAAGAAAATTCTACCATACGCTGTGTGTGGAATTCTGTTTCATATCATATTACTTATTCTGATTGTTCACCTTGTTCGACGTCTTTCGGATCTTCAGAGGTCTTTGCCGGGTCCATGAGTTCACCAATCTTTTGGAAAGGTGTATCCTTGGTGATAGCTCTGAAGGTGCTCGTGCTCGGCAACTTTGGAATGGCTCGGACATCCAAAATTTCTGGTTTCGTGAACTCGTCATCATCTGGGTATTCATTCTCGAATTGTTGAATGATCTGGTTCGGAACAGGTGGCGACTGTTCTATGAGACGATCATATTCCGCCTTACAATCTTCAACAAACTTAAGACCTTCTTTGCCACGCTCAGCTCTCGGCAAAGACAACATGAGACGAATATTTCTGGACAAAAGACCGTAGGATAACGCAGCGGCTCTGTGATTTTCCATGAGTTCATTGATTTTCAAAAACTGCGAAATCGTCGCAATCAAACCCGCTACGAGATTGAAACCGCCAATGATCGCCGGAACCGACGACCGTATTCCATCTGGAAATTGTTCTTGGGCAAAGTTTGCAGTACCAGTGATGGTTGACAAAACAATGACCGGCAAAGAAAAACGCATACTCAATTTTTTGTACAACAAAAAGGCTCTGTGATTCATGTACCTATAACATCCCGCGGCTTCACCCCACTGTCTAAGGATCGCTTCATGGTCGTCATTCCAAAGATTCTCCATTTTGTTATAGTCATCGATAAAATTTCTGAGTTACCTATAAATGATATCCAATATCATATTTGCGATTCACGTCATGATGCTAGTCGCAGCCGTGATCGTACCAGTCTTTGTCAAAGACATCAGGTGGCTTGAGATGTATTCACTCTTCATCCCATTTGTCTTTTTCCACTGGATTATGAATGATGATACGTGCTGCCTCACACAACTTGAGATGTATTTCACGGGTGAAGCTAAGGCGAAGACATTCATGGCGCGCGTCCTGGACCCGGTCTACAATGTCAGTGATGACATGGCTGGTCGACTTATTAAATTGGTCGCATTTACTCTCTGGCTTTTAGTTCAATTCAGACTTGGACGCATACAAACAATCATTGGACTTAAAAAATAAATTTGAATAATAACAAAAATGGATACGATTATCGATCAACTCTCCACGACTAACAAGAGACTCTACATTGATAGTGTAGAGTCCATTCAGAAGAAGATTGAAGAAATCAAAGAAAAGTTGGAAGCGGTTGAAGGTGATGATGAAATTGCCCAACTCAAGAGAGAAATGTATCCCAAAGAAATTGAGACACTTGAAAAAGTTTTGGAGACGACTAAGAATCAATTTAAAATGGATGAAAAGATTGTGAGTGACCTCCGCGAAATGACTTCGACTGAATATAACTTGAACTTTCTTGAAAACTTAGCCAATCCATCTCCTGAAATTCAAGCTATCACTTACATTTTGCGAAACATGAATCGATCAAAGTAATGCACACTTACTAAAAAGTTGTAATGTATGACCATACATAAAGCATCTGCTATGTCATGTTGACGTTCATATGGTATATCCTTTATGTATTTACTCGCTATAGAAACTGAACGCTCTTTCCTTTGTTCGTATGTCAAATGAGCCATTCCAAAATGACGATGTACACTCAATGGAGAAATCAATTTCACTTTGTCCATGAAAATATAATGCAAAAGAGTTTCAACATTTGTGAGACCACCTGGTGGTTGACGTTCGATCAAAATGACTTCAGCTTCTTTAAAAACATCTTTGTAATCATCCACAAATAAAGAAATCAGGACAGCCGTGTCATTTGTTTTACCTATGTACTTGTATTCTCCTAGGTCAACTTTCTTTATATAGTCAACTTCAATATTGGTACCTTCACATGAGGCCATGACGAGACCCATATTGGTGTAGCCTATGTCGATCCCCAATATTTTCATGTGTTAATATAAAGATGAAGATTAACTATAAGCTCATCAACTCTCTCGCGTTAATCTCTATCCCACTCATCATGATTTACATGTTGGTCAGAAACCCCAAGGTAGTCGAGGTTCCCGTTGAGGTTCCAGTAAAAGTTCCGGTGGCTGTGCCGACTGTCCCAGAATACCGAGGTCCTCCGATCAAAAGGTATAAACCCGGACGCTTCCAGCAGATGGGTATCTTGACCAATGAAGCTGGTGATACTTTGCCCCTTTATGGTCGCGAAGTTCGAGGTCGCCGTGATCGATACCATTACCACACGACCACACAAGGTGAACAAATATATCCAATTCCGATTTCGATCAATGGCCGTGAATGCACCGAAGACATCGGGTGTCCCGAACTCTTCGATGGTGAACAGGCGACGGTGTTTGGACAGGAGGGGGTTTACACAGTTAAAATGTACCGGACGGACAATTTCTTCTAACGAGGTCGTATTCTCTGAGACCGGATCCTCCACCATTTTTTGAATACTGAGCTTTCAGACGAATCAATTCTAAAAGAGTTGTGTCATCCAAGTGACGAGCAAAATCTCTCTTCGCTTGAATGTCATCTAATTGATTATGTTCTTTCATGGCTTGAATGTATGGCCAAGTGTGTTTTCGGAGTGATGCAACTTCTTCTTCGAGATGTCTAATACGTGGCATGAGCACTTGTGTGATTAAAGTTCGAATCTCCATCATGATTTTTAAATGTCGCACATCTTTAATAAATGCTACGATATGCTGCATTGAACCACGAACTTCCAAAAATTATCCAGAACGTATACCGTTCGGGTTCAAGAGTAATTTTAGATTATGCCCGCGAAAATTGTAATATATGGGAAGCCGAAGATATTGCGGCGACCAACAAAGCTATATTGAAATGTATTCCTGGATCCATGTGTGCTCTCAAGTATACATCTTTTGGTTCAAAAAGTTCACCCGAGATTGCAGACACATGGGTTCGCGACGTCATCAAACATGCAATTGATCATGACGTCCAAGTCTGTATAGATGCCG